TGATGACCGTTGGGATGCTGCTAGGGCTAAGAGAGAGGGGTGGGGCGTATGAACTACGAAGACATTAAGACTTTCTCTGAGCGATGCGAGACACACCCAGACCATCAGAGCGGAATGGTTACTGAGCAGATGTTAAAGCACCGATCACAGGAGGAAGTGGATGAGTTGAGAGCGTACATTGATTTTATTTGGAAGGTGATGACATGAGTGATAGCAGAGATGAGTTAGCAGCAATGGCAATGATGGCATTAGTAGTTAAGTACGGATACACGTGGGGCGAAGGTGAAGAAGAAAGAAGTCACAGAGGTGCAATAACGGCATACAAGATAGCAGATGCTATGATTAAATATAAAAAGGAGATGAAGAAAAATGAAAGCAATGATTGAGGTAGAGATAGATGACACGGTAATAGTTGAGTCGCTACGTAATTCGATTGATCTTAACTGGCCCTTCCGTAAAGAACCCGGGATGGGGGTACTACATACATCACTGCTTAACGTGTTGTCATACCACATGGAAGATAGGGAGTTTACGTTGTACTGCAATGCCAACAAGCATTACCTAAAGAAAGAGCAGACAGTAGAAAAAACAATGAAGAAGGAGCGACACAAACGAGCACAAGAAAGATCGGAGTTACTACGTAAAGGGTATGATGTTGGGTATAACCAAGGGATTAAAGAAGCACTAGATGAAGTAGCAGCAGGACGTATACACCCAACCTAAGGAGAATAAAATGGCAGTAAAAGTATATAGATTAGCTACAGGGGAAGATATTATAGGGACAGTACTGAGCACCGTATCTACCTCAGGACTACTAATGGGTGTAGATGCACCTAACTACACAACAGTAATACTTAAATCCCCAGTAGTAATTACTATGAAAGAAACAGCAACAGGTGTGGGTTTGACCTTATCACCTTTAACCTTATACATAACCGGTGACTTAGCTATACCCCGAACCTCAGTAGTATTTGAAGGGTTTGCCGAGAAGCGACTTATGGATGAGTACAACATCAGGTTTGGTTCTGGGCTAGTAGTAGCCGATGCAAGCGTAATAACCAACCTAAAATAGATATAGGGGAAGATAATGCATCTATACAAGGTAGCAGTGATTATAGCCGTAGGGGTAGTAATACTTGGGGCTGGCATGCTAGGTGGCCTTGCTGTACTGATGTGGGGTAGCTATGGCTGATAAAGAAGGGAACTTCACTGGTGACGGCTTATGGGCTACGTATAAAATGGCTGACATGCTGGCTGCTGTGCAAAACGCATACGGCACACCCCATGAAGAGGTAGGTGTTGGGGGGTATACACCTCAAGAGATAAGCGAGATGTATGAGGAAAACAACCGACTACCCGCAGGGCGGTTCAGTTCCGACCAGATATACCATGCAAAGAAAGCGATAGACACATACCGCCGAGAGCATGGGCTACCTCCTAGGGTCGAGAGGGTGCAGACACAATCAATACGCAAGTCCAAGCGGATGATAGAGATAGAGAAACTTATGACGCTAGGTGTATCACCTGAGGATATAGCTGGACACGTTGACCAAGCAGTAAAGACAGTAAGAAGGGCTATCAATAGGATCAAGGAGAAACAACGTGAAGCTAGTAGATGATGATGTGGTAAGGGAGTTGGGAGTAATCTCAAAGATAGATGTACCGCCAGAGAAGATGCTAAAGGCTGCATTAGAAGCTGATCTCGAGTCATGCGTAATCATGGGTTGGGATAAGAAAGATGATCTGTACTTTGCATCATCAATAGCGGAAGGGGGTGATGTCTTGTGGATAATGGAGCAAGTTAAACTTGCATTGATAAGCGGAGTAAAACATGAGCGAACGTGAGCTTCAGCAAATGGCAGGGGAACGTAGGTTGGAGAAGCTAAATGGTTTTTCTGGTGAGTTCAAGGCGCTGGTTAAGAAGTATGTGCCTGAGTACGACCCCATCATCGTAGGACAGTTGATGGAACGAGTGAATATCTACGAGTGCGGGGCGTGGGATGAGTAAAGCACCAGTGGTAAAGAGCGCAGTTAAGCGCGTAGCTAAGAAGGTAGTAACACCCAAAGTACGGGCAACAACGAAACGGGTAGTACCGGGGTTTGTATTAATAGCGGCAAATGATGCGTTTCCTACCACACCTAATAGATATAAGGCAGCACTAAAACCTAAGATGGAGTGGATAGCTAATAACCAGCTATGGATTGATATGAAAACCAATCGCGTATTCACCCCCGTACTACTAGGTAGTGGTGTCTACTGGATGGATGCCATAACAGGCAGTGTATACAATGTATATACAGGCCAATGCCAGAGCAACAGCACCATGTGTATTAACCTACGGCATATGGTATGCAATCAGGAAGTAGGCGGGGAGATACTAATAGCAACCAGTCCAACGGAGGGTGGTGATGTCTAGCTGGCATATTATATGTGTGGTAGATGGTGTAAAGAGGATGTATATCGAGGTGGCAGGCACGGCAGAAGAAGCTATCAAGCAAGTGCTACTAGAGGCCCCCACAGGTGAGATACAACAAGTAACAGTACGTAACTTAGAGGATTGAGATGAATAAGAAAGAGATAGATAGAACATGGACTACTAAGTCAGAGCTGACATTCATTAAGGGCTTAGGCACATGGACAGACAAGAAGCAAAGCCGTTTAGGACTGCTTAAGAAGTACCAGAATACCATTCACCTACGTTCTAGGTGGGGCACCATTGATGATGTGGATGTGCATGAGTACATAGATAAGCTAATCGTACTTGATACTAAGGCGTTATACAAATGAGCCAGAACCTTAGGATCGCTGTGTGCGTAGTTATAATGATGTCCTCAACGACGTATGTGTTTGGGCAAGGCTACAGCTATAGCTACAGCCCCCTAAACTACGAGAACAGTAGCGCAAACTATAACAACAGTAGTCTGAACTACAGTAACAGCCCTCAAAACTATGAGAACAGCAGTGCTAACTATAACTCCCCCAACGCGGTGTTTGACAGCAAAGGTAATCGTATTGGGTACGAAGTAGTATCTCCAGCGGGCATAGTTAACAGGTTTGATAACGCGGGCAACCGTACAAGCTATAGGAGAACTAAATGAAAGCTACCCCGTTAGAGTCACAACAAGGTGGTGCGCACTACAAAGAGATGGTGATACAGCCCGTAGAGTTTATCTACAAAAACAATATACCTTACATGGAAGGTAACGTAATCAAGTACGTATGTAGGTGGAAGAAGAAGAACGGTGTTGAGGACTTACACAAAGCGAAGCACTACCTAGAGTTACTAATCCAGTTTGAGACTGATAAAGAGGAGAAATGAGATGGGTATGTTTAATAGTATAATCAATGCAATAACACAGCCGTACGGAGCACAAGACCCTGTAAAGATACTAGAAGCTAGGATTGCAGCATTAGAGAAAAGTATTAAGCAGGAAGTAGTAAAGAAGGAAGTAGTAAAGAAGGAAGTAGTAAAGAAGGAAGTAGTAAAGAAGGAAGTAGTAAAGAAGGAAGTAGTAAAGAAGGAAGTAGTAAAGAAGGTAGCGGACATAGAACTAGAACTCAAAAGAGCTAAGTCACGAGAAGCCTACGCAGCTAAGAAGAAGCAAGAGCGTACAAGAGAACTGAAACATGCTTGGTACTTAGCGAACAGAGCTAACAAGCCAAAGAATGTAACGCCTGATGATGTATTTGTACAACAAGAGAAAGCTGAGAAACTTAAGCATGTTATAGCAAGCTGGCCTGTATAAAGGAGTAAGGATATGGCACTAACACCAGAAGCAAAGGTTAAGCAGGATATTAAGAAGCTACTAGCCTCGCGGGGGGCGTTGTACTGCATGCCTGCCACAGGGGGGTTCGGTAAGTCTGGTGTTAGTGACTTCCTTATATGCTACAAAGGTAAGTTTATTAGTGTGGAAGCAAAGGCAGGAGATAACGGCCCGTCAGCATTGCAGTTAAACTGGTTGGCAAGCGTAGCGAAGCATGGGGGCTATGCAGCAGTTATAAATGAACTTACCCTATGGAAGCTAGCAGCTATATTTGACAAGGTAGATGAAAATGAGTGATGATGCAGATCGTGCACAAGAAATGATGGATCGGGAAGATACAGCACGGCGTAAATACGGTAAGCATACCCAGCTAGAGGTAGACCCCACAGGATACTGCCTTAACTGTGAAGAGCCACTACATAAAGTAGGACTACGTTGGTGCGATGCTGCTTGTAGGGATGACTGGGAAGAACACCGTGAATGACCACAAATGCACGGCATGTAAGGGATTATACCCACGTGTGTTGTACAGAAAGAAAGGTGGTGGGATACATCCTAACTGCCCTAAGTGTAGGAAGAAGGTAGTAAATACTAGGCAAGCCATAAAGAAGAAGATCGTATTACTAGCCGATGTTATCAAGGGGCAGCAAGAGCAGGCAGCACGAGAGAGTCAGCGACGTGCCCTAATGACAGAATATCTGGACATCACACGCAGTAACAGAACCCGTATCGCAGCCCTACTGAAAGCCAACAGTCAAAGGACTTATGCTAAGACCCGCATCCGTAGCCGTATGGAGATGCAAGATGCATGGGAAGCAGGGCTAGATAGCCTTATGGCAGCGATAGACGAAGGGCGAGAAGTAACCACACTGTATGAGTATATGCATGGAGTATAGAGGAGACAGGCATGGCAATACCACGTGCGCAGTTACTTAGAGAAATGAGCACAGAGTTAACAAGTTTGTTTGGTAAGGCGTATACGGAAGAGAAGATTAACAAGAAAAAGAAAACAGAGGAGAAAACAGGCATGTTGTTCAAGTACCTAGTAACAAGAAATAATGACGGGACTATAGATGTAGATGACATACCTAGCGATACCGCCATATCGAGGATAGACAGCATTAAGTACACAGAAGAAACACTCCCCAAAGAGATAGGCGATAAGATGAAGATGCTTATGTGGACACCAGAAGAAACAAATAATGGGTTAGATGAGATAGGGATAAGGGTAGGTGAACGTATGTTCTGGATTGCTTAGGGAGAGATGAGATGCGCAAAGAAATACTTGAGGGTTTAACCAAGGCACTCGATCTAAAATACGATGGGTACGGTACGGTCGGAAAGGGCGTGAGATGCGTAGTAAAAGACTGCGTAAACCATACCCATCAAGGGAGATTTGTTGGATCATTGTGCACCCCATGCTATAGATTTATATCTGGCGAAGGGGAGAGTAGGTACTCGCAGGCATACAGGAATGCGCAGGATATGGCAATACTAATGATACTAAGCGGAACAACCAAGGGTAAAGATGAAACTTATAACACTGGACTTTGAGACTTACTACTCAACCGAGTACAGCCTATCTAAACTCACCACAGAGGAATACATCAGAGGGAAAGAGTTTGAGGTTATAGGGGTAGCTACTAAGGTAGATGATGGCCCTATAGTATGGGTAACAGGCAACAAGGTTAAGAAGCACCTAGCCTCACTACCGTGGGGAGATCACCTACTGCTAGCCCAAAACACAGCCTTTGATGGAGCTATATTAAACTGGCGTTATGGCATCACCCCCGTGGGCTACCTAGATACTATGAGTATGGCTAATGCCCTGCATGGTGTATCGGAGTCATCATCACTAGCTAACCTCGCTAAGAAGTACGAAGAAGCAGACAAGGGTGATGCAGTCATTATGGCGAAGGGCAAACACCTAGCTGACTTCACAACGGAAGAACTAGAGGTGTATGGGGAGTATTGCATCCACGACACGGAGCTGTGCTATAACATCTTCCACAAGATGCTGCCTGTATTCCCTAAGGGAGAACTGAAGGTAGTAGACATGACCATACGTATGTTTGCAGAACCTATTATCGAGGTAGACCGCCCCCTGCTGGAAGATGACCTGATTAATATACGGGCCGACAGACGTAGTGCACTGCTGATGCTGATGAACCTGATTGGTGTTAAGAGTGAGGAATCACTCAAGAAGCTGCTGATGAGCAACGACAAGTTTGCAGAGCTGTTGCGGACCCGTGGCATAGATCCCCCTACAAAGATTAGCCCTAAAACAGGCAAGCAGGCATGGGCATTTGCTAAGACAGATGAAGCACTCACATCACTAGGTGACAGCGAAGATCCTATCGTCGCAACGCTTGTGGCTACCCGGCTGGATAGTAGGTCAACCATAACTGAAACACGTACTGATTCGTTTATAGGTATATCTGAGCGTGGTGCGTATCCATTCTCACTGCTCTACTCAGGGGCTAAGGTAACGCATCGGTGGTCAGGCTTTGACACTAACCCACAGAACCTACCTAGGGGATCAACCCTACGCAAGGCACTCATGGCAGCAGAAGGCCATACGCTAGTAGTTGCCGACTTGAGTAATATCGAACTGCGTGTGGGTATGTGGCTGGCAGGTCAGGATGATGCCGTTAAGCAGCTAAAGGATGGGATAGATCTGTACCGCATGTTTGCTGCTGAAGCGTTTAACATCCCCTATGACAAGATCGCTAAAGATAGTGAGGAGCGATTCATAGCTAAGGTGTGCTGCTTGTCATTGATCTATGGCACAGGTGCACCCAAGTTACAGGACACGATACGCATCCAGAGTAAGGGCAGGATCATAGTTACCCTAGAAGAAGCAGAACGGTTAAAGGACCTGTATAGAACTACAAACATTAATGTAGTAGGCGCATGGCAGGTTGGCTCAGACATACTGGATTGGATACTCGCTGATAAGGAGCATACAGCATACAAACTACTGCCGGTAAGAGGTGTAAAGGGGATTGAGAAACCTAACGGGTTAATACTATCCTACCCAGAGCTGGCCCGTAAGGATGGAGACAAGGGTTATGGTTATGATTGGACGTACAAAGTAAAGCGTGGATCTAAGAACACAGAGGATAGAGTATACGGCGCAAAGGTGTACCAACGTATTGTACAGAGCTTATCTAGGGACATCATGGCAGCTAATGCTGTGGATATAGATGCTAAGTATCTCATCGCAGGGTTAGTACACGATGAAATTATATGCCCTGTACTTGATGAGTCAGTAGAGGATGCTAAGAAGTTTATCAAGAAGGTAATGCGTAAGCCACCTAAGTGGGCAGCAGGCTTGCCCCTAGACTGCGAAGTAGGTGCAGGTAAACGATACGGCGATGCTAAATAGGAGTACAATAGCCGGGATTACTTTCGTAAAGGAAATATATGGCTTACAGCTACTCGGCGATCAAGGAGTTCCAGCAGTGCCCAAGGAAGTATTATGAGTGCAGGATACTTAAGAAGTGGCCTAGTCCTAAGTCAGAACAGATCCGGTATGGGGAGGAAGTGCATAAGGCACTGGAGGATGGTGTAAAAAGCGGTGTTCCTCTTGGCCCCCATAGTAGGTTTGATTATGTAGTAGATACAATAAATGCACTACCGGGAACTAAGATAACTGAGTGTCGGATGGCTTTGAATGATTCCCTAGAGCCATGTGAATTCTTTGCCTCCGATGTATTCATGCGAGGTGTTGCTGATATTACTGTACTTAATGGTACGAAGGCATATGTGGGGGACTATAAGACGGGGAAGGCATCATACCCCGACCCCAAGCAGCTAGAGCTTATGGCCTTGATGCTGTTCAGCCACCATAAAGAAATCGAGACTATTGGCGCATCCCTGTTATTCCTGTTGTACGATAAGGTTGTGTCAGAGACATACAAGAGAGAGGAAGAAAGAGAACGGTGGGTGCACTGGATTAGCGAGACAGCAAAGATTGAAGCAGCAGTTGCAAATGGAGTGTTTAATGAAATACCTACCCCCCTGTGTGGCTGGTGCCCCGTAAAGACCTGCCCACATAACATAGAGAGGATATAGTCATGCCACGTAAACCAAACTTACCTAAGGGTGATCCAGAATGGAAGCGCGAGTGGGAGTACCAGAAAGCCAATGGTGAGGATAAGAAGCAGAAGGTTCGAGCCAAAGCCAGAGCAATGTATGACAAGGCAGGGATTGCTAGACCCGATGGAATGCAGATAGATCATGTAAAGCCGGTAGAGAAAGGGGGTGCTTCCAAGATGAGCAACCTCAAACTGATCCCAACCAATGCAAACGAGAAGAAGAACCTGCATCACAAAGGCGAGACTAAAGGGAAAAAGTAATGGAAGTAGTAGGAGGACGCGGAATATTAGTGCGGGTTCGTAACCCGGAAAGATACACATCAGTACTAAATGACTGCATCTATATAGGTGATGTTGGTGAGGGTGTACATGAACTCATGGTCAGGTGGAATCGTGAGAACGTGGACATCCTTACTAGGCTAGGGCTTAAGAACGTACCTTCTACCATCAAGAAGGACTACAAGTGGCCCGGGGCGTTCACCCCTATGAGTCATCAGAAGGACACCGCATCATTCATCGTCAACAACCAAAAGTGTTTTGTGTTCAATGAGGCAGGGGTAGGCAAGACGGCAAGTGCTGCATGGGCATCAGACTACCTAATGAGTCTGGGGCTTGTGAAGCGTGTCCTTATTGTCTGTCCGTTGTCTATTGTGCATGCTGCATGGCGTAGAGACTTGTTTAACGTAGTACCGCACCGGCGAGTAGGGGTGGCGCATGGGTCAGTCAAGACCAGACGGGAGATAATTACTGGGGACTATGAGTACGTCATCATAAACTTCGATGGTGTAGAGATTGTGCTGGATGAGTTAGTAGCTAGTAACTTCGATATGATTATCGTGGATGAGGCCAACCACCTAAAGAACGTACAGACACGGCGTTGGAGGACATTCAAGAAGCTAGTCAAGCCTGATACACGGTTGATAATGATGACGGGTACACCAGCAGCGCAGTCTCCTGAAGATGCATACGGCCTTGCCAAGCTAGTAAATCCCACGAAGGTACCCGCCTTCTTTGGTGCGTGGAAGGCTGCTGTCATGCAGAAGATGTCTATGTTTAAGTGGATGCCTAAGTCTAACGCTAAGGATATGGTGTTTAAGGTACTGCAGCCAGCGATACGGTTTACCAAGCAGGAGTGCCTAGACCTACCCGACATGATGTATGAAGTGCGGGAAGTACCCCTAACATCGCAGCAGAAGAAATATTACGACAAGCTGAAGAAGCAGATGCTTATAGAGGCGGCAGGGGAGGAGATCAGCGCGGTTAATGCAGCGGCTAAACTTACTAAGCTGTTACAGATTTCGTGTGGTAGCGTGTATTCAGATGATGGTAATACGGTTCACTTCGATGTGTCTAGCCGGATGAATGAGTTAGAGGCTATCATTGATGAGTGCTTGCATAAGGTCATTGTGTTTGCGCCATTCACTCATACCATCGAAATGATAGAGGAGTTCCTTACCCGCAAGAAGCATACATGCGCTGTTATTAATGGGGCAGTATCCCTGTCTAAGCGCAGTGCCATTATTGAGAAGTTCCAGAATGACCCTATGCTGCGAGTAATCATTATCCAGCCACAGGCAGCAGCGCATGGCATCACGTTAACCGCAGCAGACACGGTAGTTTGGTTTGGCCCTACCACTAGCGTAGAGACATTCATACAAGCTAACTCCCGTGCTCATCGTAAGGGGCAACACAACAAGGTAACGGTATACATGATTCAGGGTAGCCCTGCTGAGTCTAAGATATACGCATCCTTGAACAAGAAAATCGACGAACATGAACATCTAATAGCGTTATACAACGATATAATAAACAGTTGACATCTGTACTACTCTCGCGTACACTACATAACGTAGTCTAATGATAAGGAGAAATACGATGTCGTTTAGCGCAGGTCGATTAGTACATGTCCGCCAAAAGATGCGTGAGAAGATAGCTTCCCTAGAAGTTCAGATCAAGGCCATTAACACTGAGATGGCGGTAATTGATGATGAGCTGATGGAGATATGCAGGGAGCAGAATGTAAACTCATTCGCTACTGATTACGGAACAGTATCTAGGGTTATAAAGGAACGGTATTGGGCAAGTGATTGGGACCCCCTACATCGTTTTGTGCTGGAGAATGGTGCGGTTGATTTACTAGAACGCCGTATCCACCAGACAAACATGAAGGAGTGGATGCGGGAGCATAAAGATGACCATCCCCCGGGAGTTAGTTTGATGCGGGAGTATGCAATATCGGTACATAAACCGCGAAAGAAGGAGGAAGCATGATAGTGAACAACGACCCCCTGCTGACACTAGTAGAAGCAGCAAAGTA